CAAGATAGTATAGCCGATAAACGTAGAGGTTCATTTGTACCTATAAATCAAGCGATAGGAATAACTTTAGATCGAAGTGGTTATAAAGGAAGTGTTTATGTTGAAAGGTCTGCAGGAGAGATAGCCGTATATTGCGAAATGGGCACAGGTCAATCAGCTAAATCATACCTTGCAACCGTTCCTACTTACTGGAGGTCAATAGCACAACTTTATTATGTGAACGGTCAGGGTACGATCACTGCCCAGCCGTATCTTCTGCCTAGCTTCCTTCGTAATTCATTATTATACAAGAAAGAAATTAAAGACGTATTCAAACGAGTTAGGTTGTAATTCGTTATATTTGATCTATGGCAACACTTAGCATCGAAGTAAAATGTAAAGGAACTATCTGGTTTACTTTATTGAAAATAGCTGTATTAACTGCTTACAAGCCTCTATTGAATTTATTTGTGGGTAAGCCTCTAATGAAAATGTATATAGCTGGTAAAATCAACTCCGAATATGGTATTGATAATAACTACGACATAACCGAATTATAATGCAAACACCCAGCCTCGCCTTACGCACATCCCTATACGCTTCACTACAAGGCATAGTATACAACACGAAAACTATTCCTGTATATGAGGAAAAGGTAAGCACTACACCGCCTGTTGCAGTTGTAACTATCGGAGGCGTTCAGGTTCAATGCTACATAATCCTACTCAACCAAACTGAGAACGATGATTCGCCTAAGTGCCATAAGAATGATGCTTGTTCAATTCAGATCCAGATAAATACGGTATTCCCATTTACTAAAGGCGGGAGTAAAACAGCAGAGGAAATAGAGAACTTGGTATATGCAAAGCTATTCCCGACTAGTTCGCTAATGACAGGCTTAGTATTACCTAGTCCATTTACTTTATGGAAATCGGTTAAGCAGGGTAGTCGTTCGATTCAGTATGATACGGAAACGAACAGTGTTTGGACTCGTCAAATCACATTTAGCTTATGGATCGCACAGAGTTAGAAGCCCTGGCAGAATTAGAATATCCAATGCCTTTGAACGCTTGTGCTTTTGTAAAGAAAAAGGTGTTTTGGCTGAGGGAACAGTGGGTTAAAGAAAAAGCCCCACTGATTAGGTGAGGCTTTTAATCCACTCATTAAACATTTTATTTATCTGCCTTGGGTATTTAGCAGAAACTAAATCCCATTTTTCTTTTTCAACCCTAAGACCTGGGGTTATCGTTTTTGGTTTGGATGGTCGGCCTACTTTGTTTTTATCTTTCATGACTCTAATCATTTGTAAATTCTTTATCAAAACATTTGTAACATAAATCGGAATTCTCAAAGCGTTCAGAAACAGTCAGCATTTTATGGCATTCCCTACATTTCAGATTAAACCCTTTAACAGCAGTATAAATATTGGGCGGTGTATGGTAGGTGTGTATGTTTTTTTTCTGTAAAAGAACACCGCTAACTTGCGAATAGGTACAAACCAACCTATTGCTATTCCGATCTATAAGAAGCTCGCAAATAGCACATTTTACAGATCGTACACCATTAATTCCCTGAATAGCGTCTACCAACTCATAGACGCTATTTATGTTTCTATACTTAGCCATTACAATTTTAGGCTAAGTTCGTAGTTAAGGGTGTCTACATCGATTTCGGTTGCGCTGTCGTATTCCTCTCCTGTAAGCTTAGTGAAGCCTTGTCTTTTAGCTACATCAGCAACTCTTTCATAACCTCTATCAACTTGACCCTCTAATTTCGCTACTAATTTCTCGCCATATCCTTCTGTTTCTGCTTCTGATAAACGAACACGTAAATTATCTAATGTAGTGATTGATTTTTGAATTGCTTTATTTAACATGATCTTCTAGTTTTTCATTAAGCTTAATTGCTAATGATGATGTAAATATACAACTAATTAATGAACGTGCAAATATTATTTACATTTATTTTTAATGTATCACGTTTGTTACATTCAATATCAAACGCTATATTTACACTAACATTTAAAAACAACATTATGTCAACTAATCTTTTAGGAACCGATTATCTTTTATACGTTGATACAACAACGGCTTTAACTGCGGCAAGGGGTACAGATGCTAACTATAAGTTACTGGCCTGTCTTACGTCTAACGGCTTTGAAATCTCAAATGCGGAACAATCTACATCAAACAAATGTGATGAAGGATGGGCAACGTCATTGAGTGGTCTAGGGTCTTGGACTATGAGTGGTGATGGTCAGGCGGTTGATATTACATTAGCTGAGGAAGCTACAAAAACTAACTATCAAGCATTGTTACAATTGGCGCTAGATAAAACAATCTTCTTTTTGAAATGGGCTGATCCAGATGACAACGTAGTACGTGAGGGTAAGGTTAGAATCAGTTCTTACTCTGAAACTGCCCCAAATGCGGAAGCTTATACGTTTACCGTATCGTTTGCTGGTATTGGAAAACCGTTTATCGAACCAGCCGCTTAATATGAATAACGGGGTTGCAGAAATAAAAGTAACTAAAGGCGATTTCGCTGGCACCTACAAATTAAGGTATGGTATGATTGGTTGCATGGAGTTTGAAGTTAGGTCTTTCAATAATCCTGCATTGAATAACGGCAAAGTGTTAACCGATTTAGTTTACGCTGGAATATTCGGGGAAGCGGCAAGGTCTGAAAGGCCAGCGCCTTTATATCCTGATGTTGTAGATTTACTTGATGCACTTGCTTATGAGGATGATTACAGCGATCAAATAGGTCGTGTTTGGGAAACCTACCATCAAAGCAAATGGGGTCAGGAGTTCCAGAAAAAGATTGACGAGTTGACTAAAAAAAAAGAACAAAGCGAGTTGCTAAACGTGTAAATCCTAAAGACGATCATAATAAGATACTTACTTTTGCTTTAGGCAGAATGGGGTTGTCTCCTACAGAATTTGCGGAGTTAACCCCTTTTTTATTTGATTTAAAATGCAATGGATTTAGGGATGGGGAATTGACTTTAGAGAGTAGAACGCAAAGGCTAGCATGGGTTATATTTGGGGTTAACGCAGATCCAAAGGCGGCTAAAGGAGTTACCCCTGATGATATATACCCGATTGCTGGTAAAAAGCCAGTAGTAAGGCAAGCAAACTTCACTAAAAGCAAGATTGCGCTAATGATTAAGAAAATGTCAAAAATAACCCATAAGTAATGGCAGATGCAATATTATCCGTATCGTTAGAAGCGCAAGTAAGCAATTTCAGACAGAACTTGCAAACTGCTGCGCAAGAAATGAACCGTACCAGCCAAGCTACCGAAAGGGCTGTTGGCGCTATTAGTTCAAATATTGCTAGGGTAAATTCAATTAACTTAGGAGGGTTCCAAAGGGCACTACAGGCTGGGCAGATTAGCCTATCAAGATTAAACACAACTGCTGCTGCAACGGCTACAGGACTAAGGCCATTAACAACTGGAACAAATTCAGCCGCTTTTGCTTTAACAAATTTAGGGCGTGTTGCTCAAGATGCTCCATTCGGTTTTATAGGTATTCAAAACAACTTAAACCCATTACTAGAGTCATTTAGTAGGCTAAGACAGGAAACGGGATCTAATGGTGCCGCTTTACGTGCTTTAGGTCAATCTTTAGTTGGCCCCGCTGGTTTAGGTATAGCTTTATCTGTTGTTTCTGCTGCTGTGTTGTTCTACCAACAATATCAGCAACGTGCAAATAAGGTTGTAAAAGAAGCTAAAACAGATGCGGATGCTTATGTCAACTCATTAGACCAACTTACTCAAGCACAGTTAAAAGGTAGTAAGAATGCTCAAAAGGAGATAACAGAGTTAAATACCTTATATGGTGTTACTCAAAATGTAGCTTTATCTAGCAAGCAACGTGCGGATGCTGTAGATACATTACAAGCTAAATATCCTGAATACTTTAAGAACTTATCCGATGAAACTATTCTTAATGGGAATGCTGAGGCTGCATATAAAAGGTTAGCTACTGCTATAATTGAAACCGCTAAGGCTAGGGCTGCTCAGGATATAATAACTAAAAATAGTTCGAGGCAATTAGAAAACGAACAAAGGTTATCAGACCTTGCGATAGAAAGATTACAAATAGAACAGCAATTACAAGCTGCAAAAAACAATAGGTATAAAGGGGGGGGATTAGGTAGTGGTACAGCCGCTAATACTGGAGATACAGATACAGCTAATACGGTTAAATTAAGAAAGCTTAACGAAACTTTAAATACTGTAATAAAACTGCAAAATGACCTAAAAACAGATAGTAGTATTCTGGATTCTAGAAACTTAAAGTTAACTGAATCTATTACTTCAAGCATTCAGAAAGGTGCTGACTTAACTGATGCAGCTACAGAAAAGACAGGTGCAAAATTCAAGACTCTAGCCGATATTCTAAAAGAACTTGACAATGCTTTAAAAGTTAACGAGGCTCAATACAACGCTACGTTTGCCGAAAAGAATACAGGCAAAATAAGTGCCTATCAATCCGCTATTGACTCGTTAATCACTAATGGTTATAACCCTGCTGCTGATGCCGTTAAAAGGCTTAGGGAGGAACAGCAGAAACTATTTCAGTTAGAGGCTGGTAGTACAACTACTTTGGAGCAGGCTTTAGCTAAACAAGCTGCTGCAAGGCCAGCCGATCCTAAGTTAGTAGGCAAAGCGGGCAAAGGAGTGGTTATGCCTAAAGTAAGTTTGGATAATGAGTATTCCCAAATATTAGCAAGACAACAAAAGTTTAATGCTGACTTAGACAATTTAGTTATAGACGGATTAGCGGGTACAATTGGAAACATCGGTTCTGCAATTGGCGAGGCTTTACTAGCAGGAGGTGATATATTTTCTGCTGCCGGAGGGGCTTTACTTGCTGGATTTGGTCAGTTCTTAGATCAATTTGGTAAGCTGCTCGTAGAATATGGTGCTGCTGCGATATTGAAAACAAAACTTGATGCCGCTATACTAATCCCAGGTGCGGGAATATTTGCGGGTGCTGCGGCTATTGCTGCGGGTATCGCTTTACAAATTGCTGCGGGTGCGATTGGTAGTTTAGCAGCGGGCAAAAAACAGGGTGGCAAACAATCTCAAGGATCACCTACCGCCTTTGCCAATGGCGGGGTTGTATATGGCCCTACTACAGCATTAATAGGTGAATACTCTGGTGCTAGAAATAATCCAGAAGTAGTAGCCCCTTTGAATAAGTTAAAATCAATGTTAGGAGATCAAAATCCTATATTCCAGATCATACCTATTGCCAACTCACAGCAATTATCTATCTTAGTGCGAAACGGGGACAAACTATTAAACAGGGTTAGGTAATGGCAACAGTTAGTATATCAGTATCAAAAACAGATGAAACAACAACTGGAGCGAGTGACGGAACGATTAGTTTTGTTTTAACTACGGATACCCCAGGTGGCACTTTTAATTACTCTATTACTAAAT